TTATTGCTTTACAATAAGTTTATGTGATTTAATAATACCTTTGCTTGAATAAACATTGATAACATACATTCCAGAACTGATTATGTTTAACTCTGAAAGAGGTATGTTCCCTGAGTAGTTATTCATGTTTTTTGTACAAATTAATCGACCAGACAAATCATAAATGAGAATCTGCTTAATCGTTTCATCCGACTTTATATTCAACGACGAATTGATAGTTGTCGGATTAGGATAAATGGATATTTCACTTGAAAATATATTGTCGTTTGAAGTGTCACTTAGTGTTGGTATTCTTGCACGTTCTTCATCTTTTGATAATCTTACAAATTCAACCTGGGGCTGACGTAATTGATTAACAACGGAAACGATATTTAATCCTTCATTCAAGTGTACTTTGTCCAACAATGTTACAGCCTGCCATTGTGCTGTTGGAGCTGTAACTGTTCCATAAAAAATATCATTCACATAAACATCATGTGTTTCAGTTGTACCATCAATAATATTTCTTCCACATGATACCCAAAGGTTTAAAAAATACTCTCCTTCTTCTTCAGCAATCAATTTGAATTCGGTATAGGCATTACCACCCGAAATGCGCATGATACTAACAAGTAATGTAACATCTCCACCCAAATCCGGATTATTTCTATACCAAGTTTCAAAACGTTCTTTATAAGCATCGTCTTCCTGAGCACTTAATAGTGTAACACTCATAAGTAATGAAATAGCTAATAACTTTATTTTTGATTTCATATTGTCTTAACTTTTTCGTCAACAACCCTTTGTTATTTTACAAATAGTTTTTGTGATTTTACACCCTGATCAGTATAAATATTGATAATATAAATACCCGGACTGTTGATGTTCAGATTCGGAAGCGAAAGATTTTCTGAGTTACTATTTAAAGTCTTTGTACATACTAACCTTCCTGATAAATCATAAATAGCAATTTGATTTACCTTATCATCTGAATTGATATTCAACGTTGAATTAACAGTTACCGGATTTGGGTAAACCAAAAAATCTTTTTCTGATAAAATATCGTTATCTGTTGTTCCATTTTCAACTCCTGAATAAAGAAGACTATTAGTTCTTATTATTGGTACATTGTCTGAATCTAAGACTTTTGCATAAAGTGTACATGTTCCGGGTGTACGATAAGATTCGGCAGAAGTTACTAATACGGCAGTTGTCGTTTTTGCATATTTAGCTCTTACATAAGAATCTAGTTTTGTTAGACCATATTTACTTGAGTAGCCACTTGGTACATGGTCATCATTATATGCGACAATCTTATTTGTACCTGCTTCCTGAATGAAGATGAATGGATCTGTTGGTGCAGGGTTTTTTGTGAAACTTGCATAATAATTATTGTTTCCACCTTGTGTGATTGCAAATCCGTATGAATATATAGGTAAATTATCCTGCCAAAAAGTTAAGGCTTGGCCAGTCGCTAAGGAAACAAGGCCTGACTGTAGTTGTGTATAACTTCTAGTTCTAACATAATAGTATCCTGATCGTGGTACAGTAAAGCTGATTTCATTAACATACTGGCCACTTGAATTTGGCGTCATACTCATAACTGTTTCAGAAAAAATACTTGGATCTTCTGAAAATATCTCAAGATAATGTCTAATATTGCTATTTGACCTCCAGCGCTGTCCGAATCCAGCTTGATAATATTCTATACGGTAATGTGTGTAATTAACATATGCTGTTGTTGTCTGATAGCCGCCCGAAGACCTAAGCGCAGGCAGAGATGTAGAATCCAGTTCGTTGACACTGAAACGTGCATTTTTTGCAGTAGCTTTAATTCTTTCATTATTTGCTTTTGCTTCTGCATAGAATTTTTCATAGTATTCTGAATGAATTCTTGCTTTTTCTTTGACTTTTCCTAATTTAACAAACTCAACAGATGTTACTTCTGGTAATGGTGCAACAACAGATATAGTGTTACTCCCTTTATTCATTTTGAGTTTTTTATTTTCCGACAAACTTATACTTTGCCAGTTGCCGGATGTCGGAGTTATTGTGCCTGCTAATTTTTCATTAACATATACTTTGTAAGTTGTATATGTATTCTCACCAATCCTTGAAGGTGCTAGCCAAAAGTCAGCATAAAATTCGCCATTACCATCTGACTCGACTTCAAAATCAACATAACTTTCATCATCAATGACTTTTACAGAGGAAGAAGTGATGGTGACTTCTCCGCCCAAATCTGGATTGTTTTTAAAAAAACTCCTTTTTTGGAGAGATTGAGCATTTGCATATGATACTCCAAATGCAAATAAAACACAAATTAATTTCAGATAATTTTTTTTCATAATCTTTTTTTTTTAGATGTTAATATTAAAGTTTCAGAAGCTTGTCTACTTGATGATTAAATTGTTTTTTTCTCAAATTAAATAGTAAAGATGTTACTTGTTAAAGTGCGTTAAAGAAGTGGTTAAATAAAAATACAAAAATAAACTGCTTTGCTCGAAATATTGTGTGCAAAATGGCCGCAATTATGAGCAAATAGTCGAGATGATAATAATTTATTTATTTTGTTTCATCGAGAGATCATAACCCATTATTTTCTTTGAGTAAGCATCCGTAACCAATGCCAAACAGCACTCACGACTCCGTCCACTAATATAGGTGATGTCTTGTTCCGGTCTTTCCAATCGCATCGATTCTATTAGATTTTAATATGTTGAATAGCTTATCTCGCCCCCCCCAATGGCTTTAATTCATCTTCCAGTAGATGATGTAGTTTGCGAGTTCCTATATGGGGCATAAGGCTACGTATTGAATTCACGTTGTCTATCACTTGAATGGATTGTTCCTGCTTTTTACTCTTACGCCAAAAGCTGCGATAGTACTTTTGGCGGCTCATCCCGAACAATCGACAAAGATTACTTATTGATTTTTTCCTTTCTTTGCCAAACTTCTGGATTGTTCGGGGGGAAGAGTTTTTTCTTATCGGTATTATTACTCTTTTGCTGATAAATCCGCACTCTACTTCTTTGACTACTGACAACTTTAAGGGCATACTATAGTCCCTTTGTGTACGTTTTCCGTACTCATAATCATTTCTTTCCATAACATTACTTTTTTTAATGTAACGCTATTTCAAGACGAGACAACATTGAGCAAAAAAAAATCTTTTATTTCGCTTCTTGTGTTACAGTTAAGGTTCCAGCACTATATCCAATTCCGCCTAATAAATAAATCTCTAACTCTCTATTGTTTTTTGAATTATTTTTTTCTATATTTATTTTCAATTCATTTTGATTTAAATCTGATTTAGATACAATAAACCAATCATAAGCCATATCCTCTTTAAATTTATTATATTCATTTTCACCGTCATTGAAAATATAGAATTCATTTATGTACTCTTTTTCATCATTTTCATTAAATGAAATAATTTTATAAATACCCCAATTAGGAAAGTTTGATTTAACAACTAAAATACCTCCTTCTCCTGAAATATTAAGAGTATCTTTTTCGAATATTATTGGCACTAAACCTCCTTCAATATTATCATTATTTGAGCAATTGCTACAAATAAATAAAAAAGTTATTATACAAACTGTATACAATTTTGTTTTCATAATATTTTATTCGATATTTAAACTCTATAATATGCTTGGAATTGGGAAACTTGTATTAGTTATGTATAGTTGGCAATTATCATCTAAATATGGCTTATGGTCATTTGATGGTTTTTCAAATTCAACAAACCAGCCATTGCAAGTACCACCCCATCCCCAATTACAAAACAACTTGAGTGTTGCATTTTTATTTATTGCAAATTTTCCGTTAATTGTATTAATACCAGTAACGTAACAATCTATACCTTCCCAAACCCAACCATGCCCAGATCTTGGACTTTTTGTAAAACCGCTTGATATATGTGGATATCCACGCCACAAATTATATGATAGCCTTTCTAAATCTACATTTGCATCTTTAGCAAATGAATAGCTAATTCCCCATGCATCAAATTCATCTCTAATATATTTTAATTCGCTACTTCCACCGCTACAACTATATTCTGTATTCATCATTGTACCTACAGCTCTTATAAAAACGCCAATATTACTACTCCATGGCTGATTTATTTCACCCTCAATAAATTTACGCTGATTTCTTAGGCCTGATAAATTATAATTTATAGATGGGGGGCATAAATAGGCAATAACTTGTGCACAGGAAATGGGACCACATCCTGCTGGTCCTCTTCCTCTATAAGCCCAATTAATATTGGAGCAGGTTGCAGGCACGTATTGATTATATGGGCAAGTTTGATTCCATTCTAATTTAGTGATTGTGTCAACAAATAGGCGACCAGGTACTGTAATTATTGAACGACTTGTACTTTGAAGGCTCATATCATCTCTTGATATCTGTTGAATATCATTATTTTTTCTTAGATTTCCTTCTTTATAAAAACACTCTAAATCTTTTTTACAAGCACCTTCTATATTATGTAATGCAGCTCTTAATCCAACTATATAAGATGTATCAGATAAACTTCCATTCTCAGTGTAAGCATAAACATTTGTTATCCTTTCATCTCCAGAAGAAATAGCAAACCCTTTATTACCATTTTTTTCAAATTCAACTGTATAGACCTTCACTTCGGCTGTTTTATCAAGCTCTTTGTTGTTTAGTGCGGAGATTTTAGCATTTCGATTATTAACTAATTCTTCTTCTAATTCTAAATTAATAGAATATGTAGTTTCTTTTACATTTGTAATTATGATATCTGAATTGTTGTTATCTGTTGAGTAAGTTAGCACCGTCTCTTTATTATTAAAGTTTTTAATTAAATTTAGTGCAACATCAGACTCGCTTAATGGATAACCATTGTCTATATCTTGCTCTAAAGCAAGATTAGTTGTTTCATTTGTACAACTTGAAAAAATAATCGAAAATAAAAACAAATAAATAAATAAATTTTTCATAAATTTTAATTATTAAAAAAATACTATAATACCTTAAATCACTTTAAAATTAAAGATGAAATGCAAAGATAGATTGTTTTACTTAAAGAACTACGTGCAAAATGGCGGCAATTATATGCAAATAGTCGCGATGATAATAATTTATTTATTTTCATTTTATCAAATCCTTAAACTTCGGATCGTCTTTCAAGCGTGTCAGTTCCGAATCCACTATCTGCTGTGTTTCTTCCTTTATACGGAAGTAGTTTTTTCAATTTCCTGCTGCATTACAATTTCTCCGCTTTCAGTTATAAAGCTTGATTATGAAAAAATCAGATTATTTATCACTTCATCTATCGACGGTTATATAGCTACACCGGACGGTGATTTGGATTGGTTTATAGATTATCCCAATCCTGAACGATTAGATTACGGATTTCAGAAGTTCCTTTCTGAAATTGATTCGGTTATTCTCGGCGGACAGGCTTACCGAAGCCTAAAGTATATGGATGTCGTCTGGCCGTATAAAGGAAAAACAACTTATATCATATCACGCAATCTCGATGAAAGAAAAAATGAAGACAATATCATTTATATTACGGACGATGTTGTGAATAAGGTTGCCGCTATTAAAGAAGATAACGGTCGTGATATAGCTCTTGCAGGTGGAAGTGAAATCACAGGGCTGCTTTTGAAGGCAAACCTCGTTGATGAAATGGTAATAACAACCGTACCCGTACTGCTTGGCGACGGCATTCCTCTGTTTTCCCAACTTTTTAAAACAAGTGAATGGAGTATTATCGAAAGCACTCTTTGCGAAAATGGCTTATTACAAGCGATTTACCGCAAGAAGGATGTGTAAGTATTTCCCAAGTTGCTCCCAACATTTCCAAATAAAAAAAATCATATTTTATCCGTAAAATGTGGATTTTTTATTGCTCTATATTATGATAAATGCGTATAAATCGGCTTTCCCAATTTGCTGCGCATTCTTCGACTTTTTCTTATTTTTGTATGTGTCTGATAAACTGAAAGATAGAAGCAGTTAAAAAAATACTTTACCCAACGTGTGATAAATATATTTTTAATTATCAGACCTTTGCGCCGTAATTAAACTCTGAAAATTATGGACAATAAGAATTTTGAAGAATGGATGAAAATATTATTGAGTCGTTTTGATAAAATAGATAAAACGCTTGAACGCGACAATAAGTTGAAAGATTGTTTTGAGGGCGATGCGTTGCTTGATAATCACGATCTCTGCAAACTTTTTGGGGTTACAAAAAGAACTATTGCCAGATATCGCCAAAAGAAATTGCTTCCATACTATACCTACGATAATGGCAGAGTATATTATAAGTCATCGGAAGTTGAAAAGTTTATGAAGAAAAAAGGTCATTTGCCGAATAACGATCAACCGACCAGCCTTTGACTACCCCAGCTTATATGAAATTTCCCTTTACTATCCTGTTCTCTTGTTAGCAGGCTATCAATAACTGACATTGTTATGTCAAATTCTTCGAATATTTCGGATTGTTCTTTAATCTCCCCGGTTTTAATAAATTCATTTAGCCGCTCTTTTGTTAATACCAGAGCCATTAAGTTTTGCTCGATTGAATCTTCGTAAGTCACAAAGTGTACTCGTGTCAGGTCTTTAGAATCGAGCCTTATAAACCTGAAATAGAATTGTTCCATCTTGGGAATATTCCATTGAAGAGATTCTATTATTACATCATTACAAGTTGGTATATTTGCCGAGCTCTTTAATGACTGTTGTGTACAAATAAGTACACCGTTCAGGGTGTTCTCGAATTCTTTAATTATATTTTGCCTCTTTTTAAATGTTACATCACCCTTAATCATGAATATTTGTCTGTCAGGGAATTCTTCTGTAATATACCGTTCATACATATCGAGAGCGGCTAAAGTTGTGCATCCTATAGCAACCTTGCCCTGAATGGTCTTAACAAGGTTTTTGATGTAAGCAGTTTTATTCGGATATGGATTACCAAAGTAACCGTCTATCAGATTTGGTACAGAACAGGCTTTTATCAGCAATTTAATTTGTCGTATCAGGTACAGACCTGCCTCTTTCTTGCTATCACCCGTACTGTTGTAGTAAAGCTCGCATATACGGCAAAACTCTTCGACGATAACGCGGTAAACTTCACGCTCTCCTTCGGCAGGAGTAATCGTATGGGTTTTGACTTCATATTTCTCTCCGGCAAAATCCTTGAATTTGCGAGTAATAATTGTTTTACCGATCAGTTTGAAGAGTTCCTCTTTATTATAAATATCCTGATTCTGCTTTTCTATTCCGAACACACTTGCTTTTCCGGGACAGAAGCATGATTTAAACAGATTATGCCCCTGATATGCGGGAAACGGTTTTTCATAATAGTCGTTTGCTTTTTTTACTATATCCCCGTCTTTATGCTGTTGATAAGCTAAATCGCACCAGCACATCATATTTATGGAGTTATTGTATAGTAGTTCAAACTGACTGTACAACTCAGTAATATGGTTTCTGGTAGTTGTTCCTGTATCAAGTATTTTATAATTCAATCGCCTGAAGATATTGAGAACCGCTTTTGTTCTTTGTGATGTCGGGTTTGTGATTTCGTCGGATTCGTCGAATATCAGGCACAGTTTTTTTGAACTGCGTTTAATAAAACGGCTGAATTCGCGTTTTAGCTTACTTAGCATGGATATACTGACTATAAGAAAAATGCCTTCCGGAATATTAATAAAATCTTTGTAATTGCATAGGATGCGATATTGTTCTTTATTTACTTTCAGGAATGTTTCCCATGTTAGATTCGTGGCAATGGCAGGGGCAAGTACAATGACATTCCTTACCTTTCGGTATTTCAATAGATATTTTGAGTAGTGATATACTGCTGCCGTTTTTCCTGAACCTTGTTGCCAGTTAAGCAATGAGTAGTTTTTCTGGAAAATGAGATTCAGGTCTTGTTTCTGGAGGTTGGTAAAGTGGCAAACTTCGTGCTCTTTGTTTATAAAAGTTGCGTTATCAAGGTAGTTTTTAATCTCCGGATTTATACTCATTTCAGAAAATGCCCGATTTTGTTTTTCATATCTACGTTGTTTGCGACTTATTATCTTTTTTGCAGCTTTTATCTGTTTTTTCATTTTAGGAGTGTAATCAGACAGAACAGGGAGGCTATTCTTTTCAAGTATCAGGTCATTTATATTCACAAACTTGTGCTTGACATTGTCTAGTAATCTCGGAGCATATTGTTTCAGTTTGAACCCGTAATTAGTCTTTACCAAAGCAATTTCTTTGCGAGGCACAACGTATTGGTTGGTGATGTATTTGCGGATTACGCTCAAGACCTTTACTGTTGTCAGTTTACTCTTTTCCCATTCTTTGAATTGCTCATTTGTGCAGCCTTCGGGAGGGCGTTGGTTATGGAATTTCGTTACCAGCGCTACTGCTTTATCATAGTGTTTGTTGAGGTGTTTGTGCATTTTCAGTTCAAACAGGTATTTATTCAGTTTGTATTCGAACAGTTCGAGCTCTTTCCTGTCGATAGAATGTGTTTCCCTCAGCAGCTTTATTTTAAGGTCGGATTTGAGCACTTTGGCTTCATCAATACGCTTACCAAGTTTTTCCCAAGAAATAAACTCATCAGGTTTATAAGGAGTCATTTCAATATGGCGTGATTCGCGGATAAAAACCATTACTTTGGTGTCGAAATTGTTGACTCCTACGGATGCAAATGAGTCAGGATGAAGTACGGTCTGACCGATAAAAGAAAAGTCACGGTTTATGGCCGTGACTCTCGATTTTTCCCAGAACTCGGAATGAAGGAAGGAGCAGGGAACTATTATCATCAATATTCCTGCGGGATTCAAGACAGAATGAGCTTTATTCATATAATATAATTGTGATAGCTGTCGGTCTATTTCCAAATTAAACGGAGGATTGCCAATCACAATATCAAATCTGTTATCGGGTTTATACTGAACAATGTCACATTTTTCAATATGAGCATCAGGATATAGATGACGGGCTACAGATACAGCCTTTCCGTCGATATCGAAACCGTATATATTATGTTGGTTAGGCAGATGATTAAAGAAGTTTCCCATTCCGCAACACATATCCAGCACCATATCTGTCAGGCCTGGTTTAATTAATTCTACCATATTACGGCAAATGTCATGAGGAGTAAAAAATTGTCCCATTTCAAATTCTTTCTTTGCCTGAGAATATTCATAGTAGTTAGGGAAATCGCTCAGGCGAAGATCATGCAGTCCACCAATGCCTGTATAACAGTTATAAATGGTTTCCAGCGGTAACTGTCCATTTCCGGTATCTATGCAGAATAAAAGTTTTTCGTTAATTTCTGCTCTTCTGTCCTGCGGTATCTGTTGGGGTATTATAGGGTATATCATAATTCTTTGTTATATTGGTTATTAAATACTTTTTAATCGCTCGGGGATAATTATATCATGTTAGTTTTGGAAATAATGATGTTAGTCTTCATCTTCTCTAAGTTTAATCTCATTGAGTTTTGCTTTAAGGAAACATAGCTCGGCCATTTTTGCATTTTCGAATTTTACATCAATGCGCCCGTTTTTGAAAAACTTTATGCTTTCTGCATTAGATGTTGTCAGGGTATATGGTTGGGATATATCAATATTATCGTCGTCAAATTGAATAATCATAGATGTACTGCCATGTAAAGTGTTATCAGCTCCAAAAGCAATACCTGCACATAAACTTTCAAGTTCCTGACGGTAGTTATAATGCATTTTATTCCTTTCAGACCAGAAGATATCAAACCTTATAACATCAGCGAATGAAATCTTATCTTTCTTCAGTTCCGGTTTTACCTTACTCCATTTACCCGGCTTAACGGCTTTATGGAAACGTTTGATTAATTCTTCTTCAGCAGTATCCCTGAAGCTTTTTCCCCCAAGGTGTTCGATGACCAAATCAACATAACTAATGTAATTGGGACGAAATCCCATTTGCAGTTTTTCTCCATCTATTTCCGGATAAGGAACCGAAACATTATAGGTGTTGTTGAAATATCTTACGATTGATTTGGAAAATGCTTTTACCGCCTTGTAATTATTTTCAACCAACTTATCTATGTTTTCGAACGGTTTGAATTCAAAATCTGTATAATCTGTTTTGTCATAGTCATAATTGTAAATATCACGTCTTTTCACTTTACCATTTGATAGATATTCTACATTATGGCTTTCTTTGTATTTGTCCGCATCTTGCGCAAAAATACCATACCAATGTTCAATTTCATTAAGGCTTCTATAAAGGAGAGCCTGTTCGTTTTCGCAAAAAATGCGGTCAATATCAGTGATTTTATCTTCATTCTTTATTTCGACTTTATAAATTGAAGAAAGCAGGTCTATTCCTGTTCCGCCTATTGTATTTACTTGTATTGTCATGATTTTTTGTTTTTTAGATTTGACATAAATTAAAATTGTTCAGTATATTCCCACATGCTTACTTTAGCCTGAAAATGAACGGCTCCGTTAGCGCATGCTCCACTATGCCCCCATGTTTTGAAATTGTTGTTTACCGTTCCTTTGTATTTCAGTTTGCTTTCGTGCATTCCGGTAAACGGACCGCCACTGACATCGTAATAAATTTGATGCCCTTCTTTTACAACAAAAGGAATCATAGGTCTGATACATACAAATAATTCTCCGGCATTATTTTTCTCAATAAATGCAATCGGAGAATATTGTCCTCGTTTCGATGTGTACAGAAGTCTATCGCCGACCTTTGGCTTTATATCAGACCGGGAAGATTCTATCCGCTCTACAAGGTTATTTACTTTTGCCACATCCTTTTCTGTCAGGCGATGGTAATAATCATAGGACTCATTTAATGGTCGTAAAGTCCTGACATCGTACTTTTTTTCTTTTACTTGTAACATATTATTTATTTTTAAATTAATCCGGATTGGGTCCGGAGTTCCCATAGCTACAGGCTTTAAAAGGTCGTGTTTAGTCGGGGCAAGGTTTTTTGGAAAAAATACCGGAGCGAAGTGAGGATGATTTTTTTCAAAACCGCTTTAGCGGCTTGACCTTGCCTCGGCGTTAAGAACACGAAAATACCTTTGCCTGTTGCTATGGGAATTCCGGTTTTATCAGGTAGTTCTTCATGCTTCTAATTGCATGATATTATCTTGTTGATTTTGATGTAAAAAAACCGGGAATGTCATTCAGTTGGTGACATATAATGAAACTTGATGTAACACATCGTCAGATAGATACAATCTGTTATTTTTTGTGTTTTGTTTGCATCGAAATTAATTTTAATACTCAATAATTATGAATGTAGTAGCAATAGAAGAAAAGACTTATGAAGTAATGAAAAGGCATTTTGATTTATTTGTAAAAGAAATAGAACAATTATGCGCAGGGATAAATATGGAAGGCAAGTGGCTGGATAATCAGGAGGTATGCCTGCTGCTCCAAATCTCTAAAAGGACATTACAGTATTATCGTGACAACAAAACCCTTCCGTTTTCGCGCTTTGGTACCAAATGCTTTTATAAAGCATCTGATGTTGAGAAATTATTATCCGATTCACAAATTAAATAGAAAAACTATGGACATACAAGATTCAAAATCTCCGGAAACAGTTGCTTTTATTAATAAGCTTACCGAATTGGCAACTCTGGTAAAAAAAGCCTTCAATATGCGTACTCCCGTCCTTAACGGGGAAAAATATCTGACGAACAAAGATATATGCAGACTCCTGCATATGAGTAAACGGACTTTGCAGGATTATCGTGATGACGGGAAAGTAGGATATATACAAATCTCAGGTAAGATTTTATATAAGCAATCCGATGTTCTGAAATTATTGGAAGACAACTATTATCCAAAACAAAACAAGGATGATTCTTATTGAATATCATGATTCGTTGGATTAAAAAATTAAAGGGGTGACTTCATTTTGATGCCACCCCTTAATAATATGTGAATTAGCAAAACTACAAATCTGATAAAGCCTCTTCTATATAAGCCGCTTCATCTGGGTTTATGATTTTTATTTCATCCATCATATTATTGTGCATAGCTGCTAATTCCAGAATATCTTTTTCCGTTTCTTCAATGTCACTATCTGAAAAACGGGCGATATAATTCTTGAAAAATTCCATATACTTCTCCAGTTCGTAGTATTCCGCAATGGAATATTCAAGGTCTGCGATAGTTGACATAACTGAAGTTAACCAGAAGCTGTCAATTAGTTGATCGAATTTAGTCTTTTCTGTTGTCATGATTATTGTTTTTAAAGTTTATGATTTTATTTCTTCCCATAGTCCTTTTTCATCATCGAAATCGATTCTGGAAAAGAATTGAATAGTTTCCTTTGCTTTTTTTCTTGCATTGATCGATGTGACGGTTAATTTTACTTTCCAGCCTTTATTGGTATCAGACAAAACTACACATGAGTAGTTCTTTAAATGCTTATGTCTGTATGTTTTACCTATTTCTACATTCATTTTGATTCGTTTTAAAATGTATTTCCTTCTTTTTCAGTATAATATGTTACACTGTCATCGTCTTCTTCTGATTCAACTAAATCTCCATCGAAGAAACTGTCATCCTGAAATCCCGTAACAATCCATCCTCCTGAAACTGATTTTTTACGCATTAAGTAAACGCCTGTGGCGAATATGACGTCTTCGTCTTTGATTATTCGTTTTCTTGTACTCATGATTTTCTTGTATTTGTTTTTATAAAAAGTCATAACCTACCTTCATCAGCAAAGCTGTAATGGTATTCTTCTGTCATAATGATATGATCAATCAAACGAATATTAAGAAGTTTTCCTGCTTCCTTTAATATTCTTGTTAAATTAACATCTGAGTCGCTGGGAGTCAAATTACCGGAGGGGTGATTATGCGAAAATACAATACCTGATGCGCATACTTTTAAGGCAATCTGCATAACGATTCTTATATCAACGACGGTTTCCGATATACCACATTTTGATATCGAAGAAATTCCGATTACCCGGTTTGCCCGATTCAGAAAAATAGCAAATGATTCTTCGTGGTGCTGCATACAATCTTTGAATGCCTTTTTTAATATTTTTACAATATCAAAAGAAGTCCTGACAAGAAACCTGTCAGATGCTTTTACCTTGTCCTTGTACGACACACTGATTTCCGGTATTTTAAAATAATCTATACTCATAATATTTACTTTTTTATGTTATGGCTGTGGAAGTCTTTATTTTTGGCAATGTATCTCTGTGAGTTTTAAGCTATTGTTTTGTTTAACAGGAACCCAAAATGAAGAAGGACCGAATTCCTTCAGCCCTTTCTCGTCTGCAATAATAGCTTCGCAGAATATATCGAATACATATTGTTGAGATTCAGGCCATCTTATCGGCTTGAAATATCGTATATTATCAGGATTTTTGCCAAAGTACTTGATATAATCATACTCTTGAATATAACGTGCTCCATTATCATCAACATTATAGCAAGGAAAGCCAATATCGTTCTGTTCAAAATAGCTTGCATCTTCGGGAAACTCTACCAATACGAAACAATCAGACCACTCTGCATCACATTTCATGCAATAATGAGTATTGCTTTCCGTATCATATTCAACGGATTGTTTTTTACATATTGGACATAAGGTAGTTCCCATTTTGGGGATATCCAAGCAGTTTTCAGCCATAATACCCAAACTTGTCCAAAATAGCTGATCACAATAATCGTCACCTAATTTACTTGCTAATTTCTGCATTTTTTCATCAGATACATTTGAAATATCAAATTTAAGATGTTCCAAATCATCTCGACTAACTCTTGTAATGATAAAATAAGGTATTTCCTCCGTCAGTTGTAACTGAAACTGCTTTTCTTGTTCATTGAGTGTTTCTTTATTCGAGAAATACGAATGAAACTCTTCTAATAATGATCTATTCATGATTTTTTATTTTATAAGTTAATACTTGTATTGGTTCCACAACGATATTTTTTCCTCTAATGGCAATTCTTTCCACTTCGCTTCGCAAGCATCAACAAATGCCTGACAACCATCTTCTGCGTCATAATTATACTGCTTCAGACATGTAATATCCTCCATTGTTATGAAATCAACATCATCGAACCAATCGTTGAGCTTCTTTACCAATTCTCTTTTGAAAACAAATGTTACATGAGTATGACAGCTTTCACACCATTCTTTTTCGGAACAACAATGTTCAACCACCTGATCACCTTCATTCAGATTCACCCATGCTTTCCTTTGCAGATTAGTCGCTCCGCATTTATCACAATAATATAAAGGATTAGACTCTTCAGAAATAACAGTACATTTTCCCTTACATTCATTACACCATCCTTCTGCAGCATCAGAATAAGCGGAGCAAAACAAATTAATTACTCCAACGCCGTTTGGATTCAATGCGATATTAATAGTGATATCTGTTGAACCGCATTTTTCACATTTAAACTCTTTCATAATACATATAATTTTAATTATTACTTGTCTGTGAGGACCACTTCCTTCACATATACGATAAACAATACTGCTCTTTTCTGCGCAAGGTTTTTTGGAAAAATACCTCCTTCGCCCAGCGAAGAGGGAAGATTTTTTCAAAAACCCGAAGGGTTTAACCTTGCACAGAAAAATAAGAGCAGTATTTATCTTTGTATATGTGAGGGAAGGGGTAATGTTGGAAATTGTTATTGCGGCATTACATATTTTGGCGCTATACGTTTGCTTAACAGTATCATATCTTCGTTGACTTTAGTATTTGTAAGCTTTGCGTACCCTTGCGTAGTTTTAATACTTTTATGCCCCATCATCTGGCAAACCGTTTCCAATGCCACACCTTGCGATAATGTAATGAGCGTGGCGAAATTATGTCTTGACATATGGAATGTAATGTGCTTTTCAAGTCCGATTTTTTTCGCAAATCTGTTCAGATTCTTTTCTATTGTAGGGAGAGTTTTAGTGTTAAATATTTTATCACTTGTTCGTTCAGCTTTGTATTTTTCAATTATTAGCAGAGGAATATCCAACAATCGGATATTACATTCTACTAATGTTTTTTGGCGGTTGATACGAATCCAGTAGTTCCCGTTCTTTTCTTTATATATATGATGCTCGGATAAATTGCATAAGTCTGTATATGAAAGACCGGTAAATGTTGAAAAGATAAACATGTCGCGAGTGTGCATCAGTGCTTTCGATGGTAAAGCCGATTGCATAAACTTGTCAAATTCTCTCTGCGTCATGTGTTTACGTTTGTATGGTTCATGTTTGGGAGAGTAGGCGCTGAAAGGCTGTTTGAAAATTATCCCTTTACTTATTGCCAAGCGAATGATTTTTTGCAAAAGACCTGTGTAATAGTATATGGTGTTTGCTTTATAGCCCTGTTCGAGGCGCAGAAAAGAATCGAAATTCTCAATAAATTTCAGGTCTAAATGTCTTAGCGGAATGTCCTCCAAATCATATTTTTCTTTCATGTATAGTTCAAGCTGCTTATATACAGCCTTGTAAACAGCGGAGTATTTTTTCGCTTTTGTCACCCCTTCCTGCTTTTCACATTCAACGTTATGCTCTTGGAATAGCTCTAACAAGTTTTTCTTTTTTACCCCTGTTCCGTTTATAGCATTCTTAACAAGTTCTGCCGTAATGTAACCATGTTCATCAAGAATTTCTTTGTAGTAAGCTCTTATTTTTTTTGTTAGTTTATCAATATGACTGTTTACTTCTACCGTATGGTTGCTTTTCCCTGTCATACGATAGGTTTTTGCATCCCAGCATGAAGGCTCTACATCTATTTTGGCAGAGAATTGTGCAACCTCAGCGTTAATAGATATTCTTCCCATAAGAGGGGTTAATCCGTTTTTCTTTGTTTTGTTACGGTTGATGTAAAACAAAACGGCGAATGTACTGCGTGTTTTCATAGTTCTTATTGTATATATGATGAAGTGCAAGTATCATTATTTTCAACCAGTTGATATCTTCCGGCCAAACGTTTTTCAAGTTTTTTCATGTCTTCGGCTATTTTGTCATTGTTTACGAAGGCATAAATTCGGGTAGTTTTCAGGTTTGTGTGACCTAACAACTTGCTTACGGTCTCCAAAGGCACTCCCTGTGAAAGCGTAACTACTGTTGCATACGTGTGCCTCGCCATATGAAAAGTCAGCCGCTTGTTAATATTACACTGTGAAGCAACCTTCTTCAATAGGATATTTGTCTTACCATTAGTAATCATAGGAAAGAGTTTTTCTCCGCCGGCAGTGTCGCGGTATTTCTCTATTAATTGAAGAGGCAAATCCATCAATGGAACATGGCATGACGTTCCGGTCTTTTGGCGGTTAAAATGCACCCACATGATACCATCGTCCGCTTCTTGAATGTTTCTTTGTGTAAGATTGCGCATATCACAAAACGAAATCCCTGTGAAACAGGAAAAGACGAACATATCACGATTAAAAGTGATATTTTGATGCGTGAACTTCCTGTTCATTATTTTTTTCAATTCCTTGGATGTTAATGAACGCGGAACACTTTCCGCAATAATGTACTTATACCCGATAAACGGGTCATGTCGCACAAGCCCATTATTAATGGCAATTCTCACAACCTTCCGTAAGTCCTTGATAATACTCACTATCGTGTTAAGTGCAAAACGAAGCTCCACACGCAAATAAAAATCATAATCCGCAATAAACGATGGAGTCAGCGACTGAAACGGCACATCGCTCACATTATATTTCTTACGCATGAAACGCCTCAAATGCGCAAGCGAAGTACAATAACGTTTGTAGGTTCTCTTGGCTCTGTCAATACCGACATGAAGATAAAAATTTTCATTATGCCTTTCATAGTACTTGATAAGAGTCTCTTGCGAGGTAGCAATACCCTGAAAAGCATTCTTAACATCCATTGCCGTAATACTATTACTTAATACCGACAACTCTTTGTAAGCAGAGTTTATCTGAATACAAATCTTATCTAAGGACAAATTGACTGAAGAAGCAGTCTTACTCTTTCCAATAGCCCTGCCTGACTTAGTATCCCATAGGGATACAGGAACATTCACTTTGGCGTTAAATTGCACCATTGACTCACCAAAGCGGATACGACCGAGTATCGGTACTATTCCATCCGCTTTTTCCTCATTTTTCTTGAGGTAGAATTTTACTTTTAAATTTTCCAT